AATTAAAAAGCGACGGCACGGCGTTTCCGTATCCGGCGACCTACTTAAACCAAAAATTTTGGAGATAATGGAGATTATAGGATATGACATAAAAGGGCACTCCATTTATGGCAAAAGCGAATCAAAAAACAAAAATAAACCAAAAGACATGAACACCCTAAAATTAAACGGCTTCGAATATAACAAAGAAGAGATTTTGGAAGCGTTGCGCAAAAAAGGTTACCTGCTGTTGGAAGCGGAATTTTTCTTTCAGGATGAAACCTTTCCCAATGGATATGAAACTTTTCGACGCACCGAAAAATGCGCCGTGAAAGGTGCGGAAATGCCGGAAGAGAAAAACATTTGGTATAATGTGGCGATCCGCGAGTTTCAGAAAAAATTTACAAAACCGCCGCTGATTTAAATCAATTTCGGTTCAACTAAATTTTAGCCGGTGAAATTCCGGCTTTTTCTTATCTTTAAACAATTATTAAAATTTTATGTTATGAAAACAAATTTAACTCCTGAGCAATTAGAAAAAAGAACGAGAATTAATAAGAAAATATTGCTTTATGGCTTGCCCCCAATTGTGGTTCTATTTACCATATTGATGTTCTTGCCAGGTGATGAATCCCACGAAAAACAAAAAGCCGAAAAAGTTGAAGCCGTAAATAACGATTTTACTTCAGAAGCGTTTATTGTATCACAAAAATTTGTAAAAACTCAATTGAATTATCCTGCTGAATCCGATTTTGATTTCCTGCCGAAATTGACTGAAAAAAAATCAGACAGTGTATATAATGTTGTTGGCGGTTTAACGGCGAAAAATGCTTTTGGTGTAAAAAGTGAAATTCAATATTTTGCAACATTGCAATATTTGGGAGGTGATCCGTTAAAAACCGAAAGTTGGAAAGTAATTGAAATCACTTACTAATCTCCATCTTGCATAAATAAAACCAATCCCCTACTTTTGCAATAAACATGGGAAGAAAAGAGCGGTTACGGCAAAGAAATGAAAGAGTGAGAGAGTATTTCTCGCAACTCGAAAAAAAGCATCCGCAATGGAAGCTCTCCGCACTTTTGGAGGAAACGGCAAAGCAGTTCCCACCAATATCTTCCACCACGGTTTCCGCCATCTTAAAACAGCGAGGTATTTATCAGTAATCTAAAAAGCGTTTCAATTGTTTTGAAGCGCTTTTTAATATTATTTTTCCTGCCACTTTTTTAAATTTTCTTCAACCTGCTTTACTTCCTCTTCGGTGAGTGAAATTCGGTAGGAAATTTCTTCGTTAAAAATTCGTCCGGTCTTTCCTGGATTATTTTCAAACTCAATTTTCAGCTGGTCACCTCCCGAAACCGTTCCGGTTGGCTCGTCATCAGTTTGCTCCACATAGCATCTGCAACCCCAATCATTCGGCGGCATCCAATTATTCCAAAATGGATCATCAAGAGGTTTAACAATTCCGTCCATCACTTGATGTTCCGGACGCACACGATCATCGCCAATGGTGCAATACCTCAAATTAGGATACAAATCTTTGTTACGTTGATAATCTTTCCATTTTGCGGCACTTTGAGCGTTTGCAACGGTTTGATGATACTCGGTTTCCAGCCAACGTGAATTATAGTCTCCGGAAACCTTCATCGCCTCTTTTTTAAATTCAGACCACGGAACGAATTTGCCGTCTTTCGTCATCAAATCTTCCAAGTCCTTACGGAACGCAGTCTCTTTGAAAGCGGAAAATTCGGCGATACTGAACTTTAAGGAATTGGCGAGTTCCGAACTGTCCTCTAAAATTGCGGGCGTGAAAACCTTATCAATTCCACCTGAAAGTTTTTCATAATAGTAGGTCCACAATTTTTCCCGATTGGCTTCGGAAACATTTTTTTCATTGAAAAGTTCGGTGAGATAATCTTCAACAAGCCGACTTAAACTAAAATCCGCAGTAAGTTTTATTGGTTCGTGATTGCAACACTTACTGCGGAAGTTCAATTCAAGCCGGCTTACGGCTTTTTTCCCTGTTCAAATTCTGTTTTGGTATTATTAGGCATCGACTCAATTTCAGCGCCATAAACATCCTCTAAATAGGACTGTTTTAAAACATAACCGTTTCGCAAAAGTTCACCGTCGATTAAAATCTGATCTTTCGGGTTTTTGGTTTCGGAAACTTTAATCTTAAATCCTTCCGGGATGTTGTAACCGTTTCCGCGCATCAGCGGAACGAGTTTATCATTCAAAATGGCAAGCAACTTTTTTTCGTCCGCCAAAATAACTTCGCCTAAAGTATTTTCGTGAACTCCTCCCTGTGCTTTTGAACTTCCATTGTCGGTGGTCATTGTTTGGTGCAAAATGAGTTTAGAAAGTTCTTTGTTCAGCTCCTGTAATTTTTGGAAAAATACATTGAAGGCGTCGCCTTTGGAATTTTCTTTAATATCAATCTCGGTTCCAATAGGAAAAACGGCATAGGGCGCGCTTCCCATTTCTTCCAACCATCCCGCAACTTCTTTTTTAACGGTTTCATTTTGAGAGGCGATTTTGGCGATTCTAATTGGAACACCAAACAGTTCCTCAAACTCATCCCAAGAACCCCACGAATGGCGTTTTAAAATGGTGTAAGGCGCGGCTTTTTCTAAAAGTCCTATACGGTCATACATCTGAACCTCGCAAAGCTCGAAAGGAAATTCATTATAATTCAGTCCGGTTTGCTGACCTGCGTCTGTGAAAATCATTGAGAGTTCCGGAACCACAGAATGGCGACGAACTTCCTCCACCTCTGTAAAGCCGTTCTTGTCAGTTTCTTTGAAAAACACAACACCTGTTCCGTAGTATGTTGACTTGTGAGCGATTTCAATAAAATTTTCAAACCACGATTTATCTTTTATAAACTCGGTCAATTCATCGTTTTTCTTGCCTTCTTTGTCCACGAAAATAAAATCTTTGTTAGTGGTTCTTAGTGTGCGGTTTTCGGTGATTCCGTGCAAATGTGCGTCCATCAACACGTCATCGTATAAGTCCTGCATAAGGAAATTGCGCGGCATTGTTTGGCTGTAGCGCGATGCTCTTGCCTGTTGCCAATGGATGATTTCTTTGCGCCACAATGTTCTTGCACGCTTCAAAGAATCTACCATAAATTTGGTGACTTTCTCCACGTTTTGAACGTTGTTTTTTCCTAACTTAATGGAACTCTTAAAAAGATTTCCGCTGATATCGGTGGTAGTTTGATGGAATTTCATAATTTTTTACTGTCTAAAAATTTGGTCTAAATGCCTATTTATTTTTTTTATTACTTGCTCATCTAAATATTTGGAGTCGTTACCTATAAATTGGCGTTTGGGTAGTTTGTCTGTTCCCTCGTTATGGAATTTCATATACCCCTTATAAAAGAAGAAAATAACCCCTAATTTAGTTCGGCGAGTTCTAAATGAGTTTTTTAATTTGTCACCACCGGTATTGTGTCCAACTAAAATGGCTCTGCCAATATTTTCTCTTCCAAATTTGGTAAGTTCGCCATTTCTTTTCCTTGTTAAATCTCTACCTTTTCTGTCGGTGGTTTTTCTCGGTTTCCATTTAGAAAGTCCGTTATCATTATATCCTTGATCTCGAAAATTTTTATTAACGAAATTCACACCCTCCACTTCAAGAGCGCCCAAAGCAATTTCAGGTAGTTTCTCCGCCAATTGGTCGAGTTTTCGCTGTAAGTCTATTAAATCTGCCATTACCAGTGATTGCCATAAGTTCTGCGGCTGCCTAATTTCATAAATGGAACTTCTGAGTCGGGAACTCCATCGCCGTCTGTATCTTCCAAAAGTGGCGGAAGATTTGCCTTTCTTTTTCCGGAAGAAATATCTTCAAGCCACTTCATGGCTTCGTTATATTCGTCTTCGTTAAGGTTCTGCGGTTTCCTGCGCTTCAAAAGTTTGTACCAAACCAAATCCTTTAGGTAATTGAGAACCGTCAAACTGCGGTCGTTTCCTTCCTTGGAAAAGATTTTTTCCGCATCGTAATAGCTGCCGATATTGGTTTTAATTAAGTCCGTCATTTCTGCGATAATCGTTTCCACGATTTGGGTGTCGGTTCCCAAAACGATTTCCACAAAATCGGAAGGTGCAACGGTTTTTAATTCGTCTTTCGTTAAAAATGCCATCTTTTATGGTTTTTGAAATTGAATGTTTTTTGTTAGAATATCTCGGTGCCAATTTTCTATAAATCATCGTTGAAAAACTTTGGCGATAGCTGAACATTCCCGCCATTCCCTGCTCTACGGTTTCATCTTCAAACTGCTCCAATGCGGTGAACTGTTCACCACGAAGGAACTGTAATTTATCTGCGATTTCATCGAGCAAATCCATTTCGGTGAGTCCGCCGTTATGGTCTTTGGTTCCCGCGTGCTGTTCGTTCCAACCGTCACGGCAATAAAAGACAATATCCACCGTGGAATCTCCACGTTGGTTTTGCTCAACCATCGTTTCCCAAGTGATTTTGTTAATGCGTATTAAAGCAGCCACAAAAAGATTTGGAAATTGTTCGCTTTCAAATTGGTTCCGGTGCAGGTCGATTAATTCAAGCTGCGGAATTTCCTGAAGGCGTTCCTTAATTTTTATGAAAAGTTCTTTGCGTGGTGTCATACTCTTTGATTTCTTGATTTGCTTCTTTTTCCGATGGTTGGTTTTGTGCCTTCGCTTTCCTGGTCACTGAAACCGAAATACAATTGTGAAAGCGTTATCGCCCTCTCCAAAGTATCGGGCGCGTCATCATTAGCGTTCGTCCCTTTCTCGAAGGACAAAATTTGATTCATAAAATTGTCATAATCAGTTCCGCTCAATTGGTCACTCCAATACAGAATTTTTCTAAATAGTGCGTTGGTAATTCCTGCGGCAATTCTGTTGTGTTTGTCTCCTTCCTGATGCATCGGCATTGGTATGTTAGGACACTTATTATCATTTGCCGCCTGTAGAATGATTGGAGTATAAACCGCCTGTTGCGCCGCGGTTGCATCAAAGAAGCCCATCATATTGTAACCTTTTGCTAAATATTTTTTGAACCATTTTGCGCGCGTTTCCATCGCTGAATTTATCTCGCACCTTTGGCAAAAAACTTCCAAAACAAAAAGTTTCATTCCTTTCACTCCAAGCAAAACACCCGCTTTATAGTCACCGGTTCCGGTATAGGATAAATCCCAATGGTCAAGAAGGCCGTCAAAAACTTCATTTTCCGCAATGGGTGTTTTTACAATATCTTTTGCTTTGAAAAGTTTCCCTTCCTCAATCGGATTGTTGTAGTCTTCACGTTGCGAGGTGTAGTAATCGGTTTCGCTGTTGATTTCAATTACATCTTCCCTGGTCATTCGCTCATCCCAACTTGGATTAAAATCGTCGTCGGATAAATTCACCGTGTGAACATGCAAATGTGTGCTGTCCTTCTTTTTGTTCAGGATATAGTCATTAATTCCATCCTTTACAATGTAGTTGTTAGGAATAATTAAGCGACCGCGTTTAAAGTGGAACCCCTTCATTAAATCGCCTACAATTTTATCGCCGTACTTCCGCACCATATCCTTATTTTTTGCTTGGTCACGGTCTTCCACATCATCCAAACTTGCAAAATCGGGACGGTTTCCGCCAATTCTCAAACCTCTAAATGGTTGGTTTAAACCAAGTGCTTTAAAGGTTTTCCCATCTAATGTTTCAAAGTGTCCGTCGCTCCAGGTTCCGTAACTCATCTGTGTTCCAAAATCTTTGATGAAAAGATTGTTGCTTTCCAAATGCGCCTGCAAATCCGAAAGTAAAATTTTTGAAAGTCCTTCGTTCTTGCCGATAATCAAACCGAAATTCACCTCATTATTTTGCTTCAAATGGCACAGGTTTCCAACATTGGTGTGAATAGATTTTGCCGCACCTCGGAACCAACGCCGGAACTGAATAATTTTAGGATCACGGAAAACACGCTCATAACTTTCTTGGTGGAATTTTGCACTCGGCGCATCCGCCAAACTCATTCCCGAATCCACACCAAAATAATAATCGAAAAACTTGATATAATTTTCAGGTTTTAAAAGCCATTTAATCCGGTCTTCCTGTTCAGATGCGGATTCTTTCACCAACTTTCCTGCGGTGATTTCATTGATGTATTTTGAGAGCTCAAAATATCGCTCTTTGGCGGCTTTCAGTTCGGTTTTAGTCATTCTGCAAAAGTTCTGAAACGTAATTATCAAAATGCGGTCGAATGGTCTTCAATACCTGCAAAAGAGTTTCTCTTTTCTTTCCGGTAGATTTTCCCGCCTGTTCCAACATATAGGATGAGAAATTATCAATACTCTCCATCGTATAAACCGCAATTTTCTTGCTGTCGGTAATTCGGTCGAACGCCGCAACAATCTTTGAGATATCGTCGGCTTTATACGGAAGTTCCTCACCGCGTTCAACAGCCAACGCCATTTTTAAAGTAAGTTTTCGAATGTTCGACGGCTTCAAAGAAGCGAGGTCTTTCTCATCTTCCCAATTTCCTTCGTCGCGCCACTTTCCTAAAGTTTTCAAACCAATTCCAATGATTTCAGAAATATTGGAAATGGTAAAACCCTTCACAAAAAGTTCCTTTCCCTGCGATTTTTTATAATCGGATTCCGATGCGGTAAGTCTTGCCATTATTCTTTATATTTTGCGTCCACGTTTAATTTTCCTTCACCGGTGAAGCTGATATTTTTCACCGCCATACCGTCATATTCAAGATTCTTTTTTGCTTCGATTAAAAAATCCATTGCGTCTTCAGAATTCAACATATTTTCAATTCCGGCACCGAGTTCCGGGAATTGTTTGTACTCGCCTTTATTGGCGATAAGAATATGTTTGGTGTGTTGCGAGGTGCTTTCACCGATGGCAAAATCACCATTTTTGGTTTCGAGATCGTCGCTGAAAATAAAATCCTGCATTTTTTCTTAAATCTTCTCGCAAAATTCCATTAATAAAGACTTTAATAAAATTTAGCAATTATTCATTGCGGTAAAATCTGTGTACAACACAAAAAAAACTGCAAAGAAAAATCACCAAATTTTTTAAGTGACCGATGAAACCCAATTTTGTAACCACTTTAAGCACGAACGAACAGGAAATTAGCATGACACACAAATTTGTAATCAATACCGAAAATGTAAATGCTTATGGATACCGCATTTTGACTGATGGTGTAGATTATTCGCAGTATATGCGAAACCCTGTTGTCTTATTCATGCATGAAAGATTTTTACCGGAAAACCGGGGCGATGAAGTTATTGGCAAAACGGTGAGCTTATCCAAAGAAGGAAACAACTTGGTCGCTGAAATCGAATTTCACGAAAACAATGAGTTTGCTCAAAAGATTGCAAAAAAGGTTGAAGATGGAATATTGAGAATGGCTTCCATGTATGCGGAAAAAATAGACAGTTCCACAGCTCCTGAAGACATCCTTCCTGGACAAACTTATGCAACCGTAAAAAAATGCAAACTCGTTGAAATCTCTATCGTGGATATTGGAGGAAACGACGATGCCTTGAAACTTTCTAAAGGTAATGAGAACGAACAAATTCTCGAAAAAATTAACACAAAACCAACTAAAATAATGAATCAATTTAAAGTTATCGCACTTGCACTGGGTAAAAGTGCAGACAGCGACGAAGCGGCAACTTTAGCCGCAGTAAATGAGCTGAAACTCGCAAAAGAAACTGCCGAGAACGAAGCTAAGGAGTGGAAAGATAAATTCATTCAACTACAAAAAACCGAAGCCGAAAACTTGGTGGAAAAAGCTGTGAAACTTGGTTTGGTAAACGAAGCTTTAAAATCTGCACAGGTGACTGACCTATTGTCAGATTTTGACGCTAAAAAAGTAGTTCTCGCCAAATTGATTGAGGACAAAGAAAAAGAGTTGGAAAAAACCGGAAAAACAAAAACCGTTGCAACCGCAGTACAATTGGCAAAAGGTGCAACCGTAACCGAAGGTGAAGACGGAAAAGAAAGCTTCGACTATCTGCAAAAGCACAATGCTTTGGAACTGAAAAGAATTCAGGAGGAAGAGCCCGAAAAATATGCAAAGTTGGCTAAAGAATATGCAGCCGGTGTAAGATATACCGCAAAGTAATTCAAAGCGATTTCAGGAACATTTAAACAATAATTAAAATTTCATTCAATACTAAAATTATGAAAAAGAGAATTTCTCTAATGGCTTTGTCCATTAACATTTTACTCGC